CAGCGTAGACAGGGCTAGATATAAGAAAAACAAACGGAAGTGTCCTCCACATCAGTCAATGGTTAGGTCGGTAACAAATGATCCAGTAAGAGTAACACCTGTACCAGTTCCAGGTGTAAGAGTAATACTATGATTATCTAGACCAACTGTAGCTGTTCCCACACTAGCTGACTCAGTTGACGTTATATTTGAAAAGTTTGGTATCTCACCAACTGTGGCTGCTGCTGAAGGAGTTTGGTCACCTTCTACATAACTTGTAGCGAAACTGAACGCTTCCCCTGCTGTAGTTTGTGCAACTGAATCTGGAAAGGTAATTGATGGTACTCCATCTGAAGTAGTTCCGAAGCCGCCAATAGAATTAGCATCATCAGAATCTAAAGTAGTCACACCACTACCTGAGATACTGTAGGAACTGGAAACTTTCTCGGCAATACTTCCAGCCGATACTGCTTCAAGTTGTACTGAAGAAGAAATTGAATGACTTATGCCTCCAGCATAAGAAGTTGGAATACCAACGACTAGCAAAATTGGTAGAAATTTTTTCATTTACTTGAAGGATCTTTACTTGATGTTACATTATTAGGCCGCTTCTTGCCATTACTATTGTTTTTCACTTGGAGACCCATATTTGACATTACTGCTGACAACAATCCAGCAGCGAATGTGGTATCAATTTGCTTGGTTGAATTTCCGAAATATGCAAAGGAAATCACTGCCAAACTCCAAAAAAGTATAATCATCTGCACTACATTTGAGATAAGAGAAGGACCTTCTTTCTCCTCTTTTTCTTCTAATATTGGTTCGGTTTTTGGGTCTTTTGTTGTCATAATCCTAGTGGTATACTATAAATATAAAGATTGAGGCCAAGATTGGCAATAAGCGTTAAGGTAGAAGTAGACATAACAGACAAATGGTAAAAATTCTAAAACCTATCCTTCTTGTTTTTATTAAATCAAAAGCAATGAAGCGATTAATTATTGATTTACTTAAAGCAATAGCTAAACAAACAGACAATACAATAGATGATCAAGCAGTAGGTTTTATTGAAGCAAGGATGTTTCCTGGATCATCTACAAATCTTCAATGATATGAAAATTACTAAATTTCTCAACATTGACATAGAACCTGCACCTCCAGAAATGGAATTACAGGTTGAGATGCAATGTAGAGAGATTATGCAAGCTAATGATATAGATAACGTAAAAAGATATTGTACACATATGGTTAGAAAAAAATTTGATCAAGATATCTTTATGGCATCTTTATTAAATAGACTTATAGAGTTGGAGGCCGAAAGAGTTGTTAATCAAATGAGAGAAGAAAAAAGAAAACCTACTAATCCAATTAAGAAGTTTTTTCGTATTCGTTAAGTTCTTCATCTGTAAAATCTCTAATTAATAATTTATCAATTTTATCTATTTCATAATTGTATTTAAGAATAGCAGTTCTTATATGTTCTTTAACCCAACGACCTTCTTCATAAACTACTTGTGCTTTGCCATTCTCTTTTATAAAAACATAATGATCCATACCCTTCATTTGAATTTCTATAAAATTTTTTTCTAAATTTTTACGTCTTATATCTTTGAGTTTGCGTAATTTAAGGATAGATTTTCTAACTGGTTTCATTTGTAATAAAGATAATGTACACGTTGTAATGGTATCGCAGCAACTGGAGGGGAAACGGAATTTCCTAACGATTTAAGTCGGTCCATCCTACCTCGTAGCCCATCATCTCCTCTACGAAGGCAGGGTTCAGAAACATATCTAGTCCAGTCTCTTCCGAGAGTTCTCCTCTGCGAGCTATTGATGAAAGCATTTGCCCAGATTGACTTGTATTCTTTTGACCAGTTGCCTTGTGTTCGTGAGCCGTAGGAGTCGGAAGTGATTGAAATTGATTGAAAAGATCCACTGCCTGTGGGTTCACTGCTTCTCTCAGATTGGCTAACTGTGTTCTGCCTTTGCGATGTTCCGTTGCCTGTTTCTTCATCGATTCGACACTTCTCTGTGGAAGATGATCCATTGTTGTTGGTGTTGGTAAACTCCTTACCGCTACATGAATCTGTCTTCCTAACGTCTCGTGTTTCTTGCAATTCCTGCATGACTTCCATGACCCGTCCTTGAAATCCCTTGCTGTTGGAGTTGGAAGATTTGATATCACTGTTTCTAAATTTGGATGTTGATGATTCTTTATTGAAGGTTGATTTAGATTCATTGCCATCGCAGAATTCGCCCTTGGGGTAGGCAACGCACCACCAACGTTGTCTTCGATGACAGCCTCCCATATCTTCGCACGATACAATTGCCCATTCCGCATCATACCCTGCTTCTGAAAGCTCCCCGAGTACGATGTCCAATCCGTTATTAAGGATCGCTGCCACGTTTTCCAGGACAACGAATTTTGGTCGTACCATGCGTATGATTCTGATGACTTCAAAGAAAAGACCTGATCTTGTTTCTTTGGTAATTCCTTTTTGAAGCCCGGCCACGGATATGTCCTGGCATGGAAATCCACTACAGAAGACATCAAATTCTCCAAGGTTAGCTGTAAAGGTTCTGACATCGTCATGTATGGGAATGTTTGGAAATCGTTTAGCAAGAAGTTTCTGACAGAATTTATCTATTTCAATAAATTGAGTAGTCTCAAAACCTCCTACTATTTTATGGGCAGCATAAGAGAAACCACCAATACCTGCAAATCCATCAAGTATTTTAAGTGGAGGTTTCATCAGAATGCCATTTGATTTAAATCGGGGGCATCTTCGACCTTTTGTGGATTAATGTTGCCAAATACTCCGTATGGGCCTTCCATCGCTTTACTGTAGATTTGTATACATTGAGTTTTAACTTTTTCTTTTTTGTTGAAATCATATACTTCTCC